AGCGAAAAGTTTTCAGGGCGGCTATTAAAGGTCAACCGCTTCACTGATAGCACGACATATTCGAAACCTGCCGCACGGCTGCTCAAGATTACCGTGACGGGCGGCGGCGGAGGTGGCGGCGGCGCGGCGGCGGCGGGCACAAGTCAGGGTGCAGTCGGCTCAGGCGGAGGTGCGGGTGGTACAGCTATATCTTGGTATGCGGTTGATGATTTGCAGTTTCCTGTAACGCTGACCGTAGGAAAAGGCGGAGCTGGCGGTGTTGGCACGGTTGAGCCTCAATCCGGACAAAGTAGCAGCTTTGGGAATTATCTTTCCGGTGCAAATGGTGCGCGCGGGGCAAGTGGTTCAGTATTTAATTATGGTGAATATCGCCTGCTTTCTAACGGCGGCGGCGGCACTGGCTACGGTGGAAATCACATGAATATCAGAGGCGGCGCAGGAGGGCCAGCCATCACCCTTAGCAATGGATATGAAAGCGGCGGAGGTGGCAACTCTTTTCATTCTGCAGGCGGAAATCCCATTGCTGCTGGCGCAGCTTATTCCGGCGAGCCGGGTTTGATGGGATCTGGAGGTAGTGGCGCATTCTCTGTAAGCAATTCATCAGCACAGACAGGCGGAAAAGGTGGCGACGGGATCATCATTATCGAGGAATATTCATGAAGAAATATGCACGTATTGAAAAGAATACTGTTCAGGAGTTATTTGATACGGACAGAAATATAAAAGAAATATTTCACCCTTCAATGCAGTGGGTTGATATTACCGAAATGAAGCAGCAACCGTCAGAGGATTGGCGTTATGACAATGAAGCATTTTTACCTCCATTGCCCTTAATAACCATTTGAATTAAAGCCCGCTAATGCGGGCCTTTTTTATTCGGGTTTTGGCGGCCAGATAATTTCTGGTGCTTCTGTAATATTCACTGCCTGTACCGCCTGAATATATTTCATCCATGCGGTGAGCGAGACTTTGTCCTCATCTGTAATAATGCCGAGCAACAACTGCGTCTGCCATGCCTGAGTTATGCCGTTCGCCTCGCTGATGAGCGCAGATTTCTTCATTGCTGCGCTCTTCACAGCGGCGGCCTGCTGCGCATTCGCATCAGTAACCCACTTTTCCCCGTCCCACTTATCCAAAACGGTTGCGGGCGCAAGCGGCGTCATATATGCCGGATAATCGCCTAACTCTGATATTACGATTGCCGAGCCATCAGCAATGGAGTAGACCGTTTTTCCGCGATAGTCTGCAACAACTTGCCAGTTGCCATTACGATATACAGACGCTTGCCCGGTCTCGATAAGGGGCGGCGCGGTAATGCAGGCATTGGCAGGCAGGCCAATGCCTTGTGCCAGAAATTCTTCGTTAAAACCTGTAAACTCGCCACTCAACGCGTCAAAATTATAAATAATTAATGTGCCAAACGATTTAGCCAAACCATTTTTATCGAGAGTTACCTTAGTCATCATGCGGCCCTCACGATGTAGTTAAATGCAATGTTGCGGGGACGTGTTTCGCTACTACCTGTAGATGTAGTTGAATATTTACTGTTAAGCATCCCATTGACAGTACCTGTACTGGCACTGACAGCGTTATCAGTTGATAGTAATCTGTCCCCCCCCTTATCGTTTGGTGTCAGCACGCTACTATCCCACGCATCCCAAGCGGGAACGTTGTGTGCATGGTTTGCGAACAAATGCTGCTGAGAGCTTAGTAATTCACGCCCGGAATCTACCCCGCGCCCATCATCCCAGCCACGAATAAACTCGCCACGCAGATCGGGAAGCTTCAGTGACGGATATGCCTTGGCCAGCAACGGATAAGTCGCGGCATTAAACGCGGCACCGTTACACTTCAGCCAGCCTGCAGGCGGTGTGGCGGTCGGCCACGGAATCGGCACGCCTACCGGCAGCGCCGAGCCTTCTCCTAAACCAAGGTTTTGTAGAACATCCGCCACCTTCCCCGCACTCTTCACCTCCGCCAGCGCGTTCGCAATCTGCAGATACTGTTTATGCGGGTTCGCCGCTGCGACATGATCAGCGATGCCCTTATCCGCGTACTGCTTCGCCTCGATAATGTTGTCATCCACATACTGACGCGTCGCCAGCACCACCGACGGGTCAATCTTCAGCGTCACTGCCGCGGCGCTGTTGACGATGATAATCATGCGCACCGTCTGCGTGCGGCCGCTGCCCTCCTGCAGCTGCGGCTTATAGGTCTCGGCGCAGTTGGCGACGGCAATCATCACGCCGTCGGCGTCAAACAGGCCGATTTCGCGGATCCAGAAGCCGCCTTCATTCTCGGGGATAATCTGCTCGGCGATAATCTGGCTGCTGTTGGCCGCATCGACGCTTAGCGAATTCAGCGCCGCGCGGCGTTTCTCGCCGATAAGCTTCGTCTGCGAGGCATCCGGCGTCGGCAGCGCGCCGCCGCCGTCGCCTACCGCCATTTCAGTGATCTGCAGCTTAGTACCGAGCGCCGTGGCGTTCGCCAGCTTAGCCGCGCCCTGATTGGTCAGCAGGGCATAATATTTCGTTGTCATGTGCGCACTTCCGTCAGGTCAATTAAATGTACCGCTGAGCCGGTGTAGCCAGGCCCGTTCACGGTGATGATTTCAGGGGTGTAGGGATAAACCGTTAGCTCGTCGCCGCTGTAGCTGGCGGCCGCTACCGGCAGCGTTCCGCTCGAATCGAGATTGATCGAAAGGCCGATCAGATGCCGACTGCACGGCTTCGCATCGGCGATCAGCCGCTCCAGCTCGTTGTACATCTCCTCGGTAATGCCGGTATCGAGCACGCCGACGTCGAGGCGAAACGTGCCCGGCGCGTCGCCGGTTTTCCACCACTCGATAATGCGGATCAGATAGCCGAGCGGCTCGACGATGCGCCGCAGCGAACCGATAGTGCCTTTATGCCGGTGCACGTACTCCGAAGCGGCCACGACGTTGCGTTTGGTCGCCTCGCTCCACCCGGCGTCCCAGCGGTCGACCGACCAGGCCCAGGCGAGATAAGGCAGCAGCGCCACCGGGCAGGTCTGCGCGTTCCATAGCTGGCGCAGCGGCACCGGCATCGCCTCGATATAGGCGCACGCCCGGGCGGCGGCGACCTCGAGCGGCGAGGAGCCGGTCGGCAGCAGCCGATCACTCATCGGAACCTCCTACCGTGATGCTGTAGCCGCTGCAGTACGCAGCCTGGGTTTTATCCAGCACCACATCGGCCGTCGGCTGCGCCAGCTCGACGCGCTGCACGCCTTCTACATGCAGCGCGGCGTAGAGCGCCGACTGGCGAATATCGCGTCCCAGCCGCGACTGGGCGTTGATAAAGGCGAGCAACTTCGCTTCGGCGGCGGCGCGGATCGGCTCTGCTTCCGGGCCAGGATAGAGAAACAGCGTCGCGTCGACGCGGTAGCTGACGATGGCGGCCGCCTGCACCCGAACGCGATCGGCCACCGGACGCACATCCTCGTCGTTGAGCGCGTTCGCCACGATGGTGAGCAGATCGGCAGGCGCGGTGCCGTCGCCTTCGCGGCTCAGCACGGTGATCACCACCTCCGCCGGCGCCGGGCTGGTAGCGGAAACGTCCGCTATGCGTCCATCGGCGCTTTTGGCGTGATACTCGTAGGCGCCGCTCGGCCCCGCCACGCTCAGCCCTTCGAACGCGGCGGCGATGCGCATGCGGAAGTTGTCGTCGCTCTCCATCACCGCCGCGGTCGGCGGCAGCGTGCTGCTGTTCGCCGCCCTCAGCGTCAGCCGGGTCACGCCGTTGTTGGCGCCCAGCTGGTCGAGATCGGCGCCGGTCGCCCAGGCGACCATATTGGCTTTGGCCGCCTCGTTGATGCGCTGGCGCAGGATCAGCTCGCGATAGGCGTTCTCCTGCAGCAGCTTCACCAGCGGCTCCGACTCCAGCGCCAGCGTGCGGGTTATCGCCGCCTGCTGATCGGCCGGATAGAGGGAAATCAGCGTCGCCTTGCGCTCGGCCAACAGGGTTTCATAATCCAGCGCCTCCACCACGTCGGGCGCAGGCAGCTGGCTCAGGTCAATGGTTGCCATAGGTTCAGCTCACGGGAATAGTCAGGGAAAATGCTTGCGTTGTATCGCTGCGGCTGCCGGTAAGCTCTACCGTCATGCCGCCGTCATACGACGCCTCATAGCTGATAGCGCTCAGCTGAATGCGCGGCTCCCACTGCAACAGCGCCATATAGCAGGCGGACATGATCTGCAGGCGCAGCGCCGGGTTTTGCGGCTGGTCGATCAGCGCCGACAGCAGCGAGCCGTAGCGGCGACGCATGACTCTGGAGCCGAGCGGCGTGGTCAAAATATCGCGCACCGACTGGCGGATATGCTCCAGCTCAGCCAGCGCCGCGCCGCTGTCGCGGTTCATACCGATATATCTTTCGGCCATTACTGCGGTCCTCCAGAGAGATCGCCGCCCGACTTCACGCCGCCATGCTGATGGGCGTCGACCACGATGCCGTTAGAGGTCAGGCTGCCGCCGCTGTGGGTCACGTTGCCCTGCATCGTGCCGCCGCCGGTCACCTCCAGCGTGGCGGTTTTCAGCTTGGCGGTGCACTCCACCAGCGGCGCATCGAGCAGGATGCTGGTCGCCGCCTGCAGGCGGGCGGTCTGAATGCCGCTCGCCTGCAGCGCGCCGCTCTGCGGCTCATACTCGATAACCGCGCCGTCGGGAAACGCCCAGTGCAGCGCGTCAGCCGAGGCGGAAGGCGCAGGATGGCTATCGGAGAAAATGCCCGGCAGGATAAAGCCGGTATTCAGCTCGCCGCCCAGGCTCAGCACCAGCACCTGCTCGCCGATCGACGGCGCGCTCCAGGCGCGGGAGCGTCCAGCGCGAGCGCTGAGCCACGGCAGCCAGCCGGTTTCATTGTCGCCGCTGCGTACGCGGCAGCGCCCGCTCTGCGGATCCACCGCCGAGACGGTGCCGATGCGGATAAGGTTGCGCAGCAGGCGCAGGATTTCGCTGATATGTTCGTTCATGTCGCTAGTGTTACCTCCGGTGCATGCGGCCAGCAACGCGACGCCGACCGCTGAGAGATGACAGAACAGCTTTAGCGCTGCCACTCGCTGACCAGCGCGCCGTGCACCCAGAGCTGCAGCGGCGCGTTATCGTTAGCGGGCGGCGTCGGCTCGCCGGGAAAGGTGACCTGCAGCGCGCTCTCCTGCTGCGTGACCAGCACGCGCTCGGTCAGTTGCAGGCCGATGCTGAGCGCGCCGGAGGCGTCGGCGGCGAAGGTAAAATCGCTGCGTCGCTTCTCGGCGTTGCCCATCATTTCCGGCTGGTTATCCCGCAGCCAGGCGAGCAGCGGCACGATAACGGCCTCGATATCCTGCTCAACGTCGGCGAGGGTTAATTCCAGCCGGTAGCGATACTCAAAAGAGAGCGACGGCGCGCTGGTCGCCACCACCGTTCCGGCGGCGATCGCCATGGTCAGCCGCTCCGGGTTTTGCTGTAGTAGCGGCACGCTGCGGCTCAGCGCCGCGCGTAGCTGTTGAGGTTTCTGCATCCTGTTGCTCCTGACACGCTTTAATGGTTTCAATCTGCAGCCCGCAAGACGCGAGCGCAGCCTCTAGCTGACGGTTATCTGCCGCCAGATCGCCCTGTGTCTGCAGGCTGTTGCCCGGCACTGGACAGCTGTTCACGCGCGGACAGCCAGCCCAGATAATCGCGGGCGTTGTCGAAGGCGGGACGGCTGTGCAGCCGGATAAAATCGTCAGGCAGAGCGGCAGCAGACCACTCGCGTAACGTCTGGTTTGCATCGGTTTCCCTCGCTATTTGCACTTCGCGGTTAAGAGCAAGGCGGCTGGCCTGACTCTGCTGCTGACGCAGCGCCGCCTCGCGTTTGCTGTTCGCCTGCGCCTCCTGATTGAGGCGGGCGATGGTCCGATCGCGGCTGGCGAGATCGGCGGAGAGCGCGGCGCTGGCGCGCTGCGCCTCGCGTAATTGCGCACCAACCTGCGCACCGCGCCAGCCGGTGAAGGCGAGCGCCAGCAGCAGCGCCGCCAGCAGCGCAAGGCACAGGCGCGTCATGGGACGCCTCGCAGGCACCAGGCGCGCTCCCGCTCGCGCCGCTGCGCCAGCCCGGCGCTTTTCACGCCGTTAACGTAGATCCAGCGCGGCAGCTGGTCGCACGCCGCGCGCCAGCGCTGCTGATTGATATAGCTGGCCAGGGTCGAGCGGCAGGCGGCGCCGGCGCCGACGTTGAAGGCGAAGCTCGCCAGCGCGTCCCAGACCGGCTGCGGCATCGCCACCGGCACGCAGAGAGAGAGCTGGCGTTCGACGCGTATCAGGTCGTCAACCAGATTGACCGCCGCCTGGCGCTCGCTGACAGCGCTCTGCGGCGTCACCCCTGCGGTGTGGCCGATGCCGTTGGTCCAGACGCCGGCGCTGCACTGATAGGGCGAGGTGCGGCAGCCCTCCGCGTCGGCCAGCAGTTGCAGACCGCCGGAGGAGATTTTCAGGGTCTCGAACTGCGGCAGCAGCGCGGCGATCGCCAGCACGGCGACCACGGCGCAGCGCTTCGCGGTCTGGCTCACGACAGCCTCCCTGCGCGCCGGCGCTGAAGCTCATAGGTTTTGCGACGGTAGTGCCAGTTGATGAAAAAGGTCGCTACGTTGACGATCAGGGTAATGACCGCCACGCCGGAGCCGACCAGAAAAGCGATATCCTGAATGGTGTGGCGGCCCAGCCACATCAGAAACAGGCTGACCAGGTAGTTAATCAGCGAGCTGGTTTTCTCCATCTTCAGTCCCACAGATTGACGGTTTCGCCAGTGGCCGCGTCTGGCAGTTCGGGCAGCGTCAGCGCACAGCCGTGCGGCAGGACGGCGCCGCGCTCGGCGAGGCCGGGATTGGCGGCGTAAACCTGCTCGACCGCCTGCTGCGTGCGGCCGTAGTAGCGATAGCAGATCTCATCGACCGTATCGCCCTGGAGCGCGTAGATATTCATGGCGATAGCTCCCCATCGGACCCGCGGACGGGCACGCTAAAATGGTGCGTCACTGTTGTTGTTCCCCGCTGGAGGTGGTGTCGGCAGACCCGGGTTCGGGCCGTTAAGTGCGGCGGCGCTTGCGCGCTATCCGGCATAGCCAGTCTCCTCGCTGCGGGGCGACGGCTCAACGCCGTCCCGCCCGCTGGAATATGGGCAAACAGCCAGATCGCGGCGCAAAAAAAACGGCACCCGAGGGTGCCGTTATTGCTTCAGTTCAGCCGTCGTCAGACGGCGCGAGCGTCAAAGGGAAAGGTGTGGGATCTGCCGCTTATGATGCGTCGAGCCATCGCCTCTCATCGCTATACCTGCATTGTTATTTATTGGTGGGTATGGCGGAGAACGAAACGGCAAATTCCTTGTTTTTTATCATCATGTCGCCGGCAATCTCGGCGATCAAAGCGAGGGCCACTTCCCGGTCGCGTTCCCTGCAAACTCCTTCAGTGGTCAGACGTGCAATGAGCTCGACGCGCTCAAGCATTACCTGTTCTTGTAAATCAGTATCCACTTTCCCTCCCCCATTTTATAACTGTATATCTATACAGTAGCACAGCATGCAATCTGATATAAAGAAAATTAAGATCTGAGCGACCTCCCTTTAGGCTATTGATATAGAAACTTTTTTGGCGTGATAACCCCTAAGCCAAATTAGTAAAAAAGGCGGAAAAAGCGCGTCAGGGCGGCGTATTTTGACTGTATAAAGCGCCATCGCCAGCCGGTTTCGCCCTTTTTTTCACTGCCGGATCAGGCCAATGATTTAACCGCGCTAATACGCCTGGCCGGCGCGCCATCCGCGTACAGTTAATGACAGAACTCCAAGCTGAAGCATCCTGTTCGAGATTGTCAGCCTCCGCTTTACGCTTCGGCACCAGCTTCCAGTTAACCAGCCGGGTCAGCAGCGGTTTCTCGTTGCCCGTGGCGCTGAGGTAGACACCTTTAATGCGCGTGATCTCTTCGCCCCAGCTGTTGCGCTCTTCGGCCTGTTGATACCAGACGCGTACCGCCAGCTCATCGCGCCGCACGAACGGGCCGCCCTGGGCGTTGACATAGGCGGCCCAGTCGCCGCTGTCCGCCGCCGCGCGCGCTTCGGCCAGCTCGTCGCTCAGCCTGCGCAGCCCCTCGCCGTCGGTGAGACGGCGCAGCTCGCGCCAGACGGTTACCGGCGCGCCGCCGACAAACTGAAACTGCCGGATATGCCAGCGTCCCGCCCAGGCGGAAACCGCGGCGGCGCAGTCGCGCAGCGGCGCGCCGCTCTCGCTGTCCCGCTCGCCGTCGAGCGCGTAGCCGTCGATGTTTTTGGCGATATATTTCGCAATGTAGCCGGTGGCGCTGCCCTTTTGCGGATCGATGGCGGTGGTGTGGAAACGCGCCTTACGCGCTTTTTCGCTGGTCAGCTCTTCGCTGTCCTGCTGGCAGGCGTACTCCGTCAGGATCTGGCGCACCTGCGCGGCCTGTTGGGGGCGCATAAACAGCAGCAGATGCCAGTGCGGCGTGCCGTCATGGTGGGGTTCGGCGACGCGGATGCCGAACAGGCGGATCTGCTCGCGGTGCAGCCTGGCGCGTACCTTTTGCCAGAGCTGGCAGAGGTAGCGCTGCGTCTCAGCCGGGCTGGCGCCGCGCCATTTTGGGTTGTGCTGGCCGCTGCTGAGCGTGGCGTGATAGCGCGCCGGCGCGGTCAGCGTGCAGAACTCGCCGACGTAGCCCATCTCATGGCAGATGGTTTCAAAGCCGCGAATGCGCGTCATCAGCTCGCAGCGGCGGATGGCCGGGTTGGCGACGCTGCCGTCATGCTTATCGATCAGGCTGATGCGGTTGCCCTCTTCGTCCTCCAGCTCCATGCTCTGCAAAAAGTCGCGGGTGCGGCGCTTCTGCTCGCGCCATTCGGCAATGGTGGCGCGGCTGGCGTAGGGCGAACGCGTTTTGCTGACCTGCGCCAGCGCAATCTGCAGATGCTCGCGCCATTCGGCGGCGATGCGGCGCAGCCGCCCTTTCCACCACGTCTCTCCCTGCATACGCATAATCGCCGGCGTCGCCTCTTCCGGCGCAAAGAGTCGCGTAGTGACCTTCTGCCACAGCGGCGGCGTCTGGCCGAACTCGCGGGTAAGGGTCGCGGCGGTCAGATAGAGGTCGTGGCTGTAGCGCCAGTCTGATTCGTCGCGATTCTGCGCGTGCAGCTGCACCAGTTCGGCGAAGATAAAGCTGGCGATATCGCCCGCCAGCCGATCGACATCGGCGCGCGCCATATCGGGCAGCTGGTTAAAGCGGCGCATCAGCTCCCACAGCGCCCCTGCCGCCTCTGCCGCGCCTTCTTCCTGTGCGGCGTAGCCGCTCAGCCGCGCGGCCACGCCGCGACGCATTGCGCCGAGCCGATACTGCGCGTTGACCCGCTCCACGCGCGGCAGCAGGCGCTCGACAAAGGTGGTCGTCAAATAAGATGCGGCGCGGGCCGGGCCGCGCTCGCGTGTGAGCTGGCCGTGACGCAGCCTGATGGCGCGCTGCACCAGCGACGGCTGTTGCTCCAGCGTTGCCCACGCCTGCGACAGCGCCGCCAGCTCGCGACTGCGCTGCTGCATCGCGGCGTGCGTGGGATATGGCGAGGCGATAGCCTGACGCGGCGCGTTCCACGGCCAGAAGACGCGCTGCATTACCGGCCGCCCTGATAGTGACGGCCGCGCAGCTCGGCGATCTCCTGACAGGCGACGCAGCGGGAGACGCCGCCGATGGCGCGGCGACGCGCCTCGGGGATGGCGCTGTCGCACTCCTCGCAGAAGAAGGCACTGACGCCTTTCGGCCGCTGCGTCACGGCGGCGATATCGAGCGCCAGCTGCTCCGCCTGACGCTGCTGCTCAATGTCCATGCTGTCGACCATTAGCGCAGCTCCTGCGATTCATCGCGGTAGCGCTGCGCTTCATAGCGGAGCAGCTCGGCGGCCTCGACGCCGCTCAGTCCCTGGCGGCCGATATGCGTCGCCATCGCGGCCAGACGATCGGCGACCGCCTGCGCGCGGCCTCTGCGTTCGTCGCAGCGCGCGGCGGTTAGCAGAACGTTCAGCGCGTCGTTGTCGGCGTGAGGATTCGGGTATTTCATCTTATCTCTCCTGAATGCGGGCAAAGGGAAGCCCGACGGGTTGACGTCATCGATTTGCGGTTAAGGTCAGTTACTCAGACAGATACTGGTCGGCGTCGGAAAAGGGACGCGGCAGCAGCCGGCCCCAGCGCACCAGTTTGTTCATGGCGGCGATAATCAGCGCGCGGCGCGGCTCATCGAAGGATTCAAAGGCGTCGCCGACCTCCTGTAGCCGGAAGCTTCCCGGTTTTTCCCGGTTCGCCAGCGTCAGCACGCAGAACTTAAATTCCTCGCTCTGTCGGTTGAAGGCGACCAGCGCCGGATTACGGCTGTCGCTCCGCATTTGCCGCCAGCTTTTGCGGAACTCATCGAAGCTCATGGCCGCCGCAGGTTCAGAATGGCTATTCATCATAAGTGAATCAGGCTGGCTGAAAGTTAACAGAAAAAGAACAGGGCGTTTTTGTTGCCCGCGCTGGCGCGCTCTGCATGCCGCGCGTCGCTATAGCCGATGTGCAGGGCCTGCCGCAAAACGCAGGCGAGAGGCGCTCTGCCTGAATAAAAAGCGCTGAAACGGGACGTTTTACGCCGATCCGTAATAAAAGGAGCGCAGCTATGGCATTTGTAATATCAGGCCTCATAGGGCATCATCTCCAGTTAACGTAATGTCAGTTATATGCGATAACATTCACAACGCAGTGATGCTAATTCAAATATGTTAGTAACACAAGAGGAAGCTCAAAAATGTTAGTCACTAATTTTAACGGGAGCGGCGGGGCTATCCTCGACAGGCTGATTCAGGCCTATGGGTTTAAACAGAAGTCGCAGTATGCCGAGCATGTCGGCCTCTCTTCGAGCAACCTGGCAATGCGTTATAAAAGAGACGCTTTCCCGGCTGATCTGGTGGTGCAGTGCCTTATTGATACCGATGCCGAACTGAACTGGATCCTCTATGGCCAGGGCAATCCCCCTAGCGCGGTGCAGGCGCAGACGGCGGAAAAAGGCAGCGAAAGTCACCCGATGAAGAGCCTCACCGATATTGAGCGAGTGAAATTAACAAATGGTGAGCTGGCGCCTGTCGATTTTGTGACTCTGGAGAGCAAGCTGTTCCTGGATAAGGTGGCGCCTCACAGCAATCTGCTGGCGGTGATTGAAGGCGAGCAGCAGTACATCGTTAACCGCAGCTTTAAGGCGGTGGTGGACGGCAAATGGCTGCTGGATATCGAGGGCATGGCCAGCCTGCGCAATCTCGCGCGCCTGCCTGGCGGGCGGGTCAGGATCAGCGGCGGCGACGCGGAGTTTGAGTGCGCGCTGAACGAGATTTCCCCCACCGGCATCGTGGTGATGACGTTAATTTAAAGGAGCCGCGCTTCGCCCCGGCGAACCGAACCGATAC